CAAGCAGTTTGTCAAGCAACCCAAGAAGATAGCTAAGAAAACAAGGAAATATAGATGACAGTTATACAAAGTCTGATAGCACCTGTCACAGGGTTGCTAGATAAGTTTATTGAAGACAAGGATCAAAAGGCAGCCCTTGCCCACGAGATAGCCACTATGAGCCAGAAACACATTCAGGAATTAAATCTTGCCCAGATAGAGGTTAACAAGGCTGAAGCACAGTCAGGGTCATTGTTTAAGGGTGGTTGGCGACCTGCGGTTGGGTGGGTATGTGCGATTGCCTTTCTATATCACTTTCTCCTAAAAGATATAATTATGTTTGTATGTGCCTTTGCAGGTGTGGATATACCTGATTTACCAGAGTTTGACATGAGTACATTGCTTACAGTTCTAGGTGGTATGCTTGGAATTGGTGGACTCCGTACATATGAAAAGCAGAAAGGATTAACAAAATGAAATGTTGGCATTGTGACACAGAGTTAACATGGGGTGGTGATCACGATATCGAAGATAGTGATGACTTCTCAATGGTTACAAACCTTTCTTGTCCAAGCTGTGACTGCTATGTGGAAGTATTTCTTCCCAAAGATAAAGAGTTCTTCAAAGAACTGAATGAATCAGAACTCGTCAACTAGCTGTGAAATTTGTGGTCATGACATGGAGAACGTAGATGGAAGTTTACGTTGTAAATACTGTCAATACTTTTATGATATGAACAAGGAATGGATAGATTTTGTTCGTAAGAAATCAAATATAAAGGAGGAAAACGATGAAAGATAATTTTGATGAATGCCTTAAAATGCTGCTTCATCACGAAGGAGGCTATGTAAACCATCCTAAAGACCCTGGTGGTGAAACTAATTTAGGAGTTACCAAAAGAGTATATGAAAAATGGGGTGGTACAAAAGACATGAAAGACCTCACGGTTGAAGATGTTGCTCCCATATACAAGAAAGAATACTGGGATCGCTGTAAATGTGATGATCTAGAATCAGGTGTAGATTGGGCAGTCTTTGATTGGGCTGTGAATAGTGGCACTGGCAGAGCAGCCAAAGCTATACAAAAGATATGTGGTGCAGCACAAGATGGAGCCATAGGACCTAAAACATTGGCGTTGATAGGCACACAGAATACACAGTATGTCATAGAGGAGTTTGGCAAGATACGACAAGACTTCTATGAATCTTTAAAAACATTTGATACATTTGGTAAAGGTTGGACAAGACGTAACAAGGAAACCACTGAAAAAGCCTTGGAGATGATAGAGGACGATGACGACTAAGAAGAAAGACCCACGATTAGCCAGAGCAGGTGTAACAGGGTATAATAAGCCCAAGAGAACACCTAGTCATCCAAAGAAGTCACACATTGTTGTGGCTAAAGAAGGAGACAAGATTAAAACCATACGTTTTGGTCAGCAAGGTAAGAAAGTGGGTACAGTTAGTGGTACAGCAGGTAAGCCAAAAGCAGGGGAATCAAGGCGCATGAAGATGAAACGTAAGAGTTTCAAGGCAAGACACGCTAAAAACATAGCTAAGGGCAAGATGTCAGCAGCCTATTGGGCTGACAAGGTTAAGTGGTAGAATCGTCTATAGCTTCGGCTGTAGCTCCTGCGTAACCTGCAATATCAATCCAAGTATCTTCGTGGTGCATATCTTCCTTTGATCTGGCTATTTTAGCTAACATAAACAAGACACCAACATCATACACAGATATATCTTTCTCAAGATGGCATGACCATAGTTTCGCTATGCGACTAAAATTTTGATAAGGCGTACCATAGCTATCGCCACGTTTGCCTACGATAGACTGTGCTTTGCCAATGATTTCTTCTTTCTTTGTTTGCTTCATGATGATTCCCTTTTATAAATTTTTATTTGATGTATATAGGTAAACAATATATTATACAGACTTAATTAGGTTATGGAATAAGGAATAACTATATGGTTCTCCCATTATTATTTGGATTAGCAGGTTCAGCTTTAGGTGGAGCAGGAGCTTTATCGTCAATACCATTGTTAAGTGGTCTTGGAGCAGTAGGAGCAGGAGCGTTAGGATCAGGATTAGGGAGATTTGTAGAGACAGGTGATCTAGGCAAGGGCATAGAGACTGGTCTTACCTCATTTGTAGGAGGAAAGGCTCTTGGTGCTTTAGGCAAAGGATTAGATATAGAGGCACTGAAGCCATCTACATTAGAAAATTTAAAAGGTGCTACAGCAATGGAAACAGGTATTAACACCTTGATGAATCCTATTTCTGCAGGTCAAGCTGCTATAGGACAAGCTACAGTTCCACCACCTATGCCACCACCAGTGGCTCCTGTTCCATTTGAGAACAGACAGGCAGGGGTTCCAGACCGTATTACACGAAGACCACCACCAAACTATAGACCAGGATATGACGCAGAGTTTGATTATGGCGTATCACCTAACTATGGTGTTGGTTTGATGAACCCAAACGATCCCAGATTTATGAATAATGGTGGTATTATTGCCTTATCAAATGGTGGTGAGTTGAAGCCTATACCAGAAGATAACGCAGGATTAAAGGCTCTAGCCAAAGAAAAACCAAGCGTAGTGGAGAACATGGGATTTAAGGCTATGCAAGAAGGTGGGGCTGTAGAAGGTGATATGGAGGCTAATATGGTCATAGATGAGGCTGTAAAGGCTATACAAGGCGTTTCAGACACCCCTGAAGTAGCTTTGGGTGCATTTGTAGCCAAATATGGTGAAGAGGCGTTAGAAGACCTTATAGAGCGTGTTACCAAAGGTGAGATGGATGAGAGAGAAGACAACATGATAGAGGGTGAAGGTGATGGTATGGATGATAAAGTGCCTGCTACACTCGAAGGAGAGCAAGATGTCATGTTAAGTGATGGTGAATTTGTTGTTCCTGCTGATGTCGTTAGTGGCATAGGCAATGGTTCGTCTGATGCAGGAGCTAGAGAATTAGAAGAAATGATGACACGAGTTAGAAGACTTCGCACAGGCAAGACGGAGCAGCCAGAGCAAGTACCGCAGGAAATGATGTTACCTGTATGATGTTTAGTGCTGTACCTAAGCAAGTCATAGACATTGTTTGGGATGACGTAGTAAAGATTTTAGAACCTGCTGTCAAAACGGCAAAAGGTAAGTTAAGTGTAAAAGACGTTTACGATTATATTAGTGAAGGTTTTTATGAGTTATGGGTTGTTATGGATGGTAAAAAAATGATAGCTGTTATAACAACTCGTGTAATTGAGTACCCAGAACGTAGAGCATTGGCTATGGATTTTATTGGTGGAACACGAATGAAAGAATGGTTGCCAGAGGCTCAACGCACCATAGAAAAGTTTGCAAGAGATAATAATTGTCTACACCTAGAGGGTTATGGCAGAAGAGCATGGAAGAGATGGCTTAACAAATACGGTTGGAAACCAGATTATATAGCGTATAGGATGGAATTAAATGGGTAGTAAAGGATCAGCACCAGTAGAAACAAAGAGAGAGGTTGTACAAACTAACCTCCCTGACTTCATAAGACCTTATTTTGAAAGGCTTGTGCAAAGAACAGAAGCCGAATCACAAAGAGATTATGAGCCATATGGTGGTCAAAGATTAGCCGATACATCACAGGACTTATTAACATCAGAGGAGCAGGTAAGAGACATAGCAGGTGCAGGATTACCTGGTTTAGACAAAGCTATGGGGAGAGTAGAGCAGTCATTAGACTTCCAACCTCGACAGTTTACAGGTGAAGAGGTTGATAAGTATATGTCTCCCTATATGGATGCTGTTATTGCACGACAGAAACAAGGAGCAACTGAGGATTATCTGGCACAATTACCTCAAGGAGCAGCTCAAGCTATATCAGCAGGAGCATTTGGTGGCTCTAGGCAAGGTGTACAGCAAGGCATAGCACAGAGTAAATATCTGGATAGATTAGCTGATATAGAGGCAACAGGAAGGCAGCAAGCCTTTGACAAGGCATCAGGTCTATTTCAGGCTGATAGAGCTGCCGATGTTGATGCACAACGTCTTGGTTTAGGTGCAGCAGGACAACTAGCAGGTTTGGCTACACGAGCTAGGGCAGGGGATATAGAAGCAGCCAGACTACTTGAATCAATAGGCAAGTCACAAATGGCTAGAGATCAGGCATCGCTAGACATGGGATATCAGGACTTCCTAAGACAGCAAGGGTATCCTGCTGAAAAACTAGGATTATTCTCCTCTATTCTAAGAGGTATACCGATACAGCCATCCAGAACGGCTGTGCAATATCAAGCTACTAACCCACTAAAAGACATAATAGGAACTGGTATATCGGCTCTTGGTGCATATAAGGGAATGGGTTACTAATGCTTGATGTTTTAGAGGTACAGGACAAACTCAAGAACTTCTCTCAAGAACAACTTCTTAGAGAAATGCAGATGCCAACTGGCAGTGTGCCACAGTTTCTTGTTCTTTCAGAGTTAAACAGAAGACGCACCATGTCTCAGGACATGGAAAAGCAGAATCC